GCAGACGATGCTTTGGCCACGCTTGAAGCCCGGGAACGTCGTCGGCAGGTCATCGCGCGCGACGGTGACAAGGCATAGAAGCGTAGGGGAGAACCCGCCGCCGTCAGGGTTCAAGACCTGTTGAAGCTCGAATGAGCCGATGACGGCCTGGTAGGTGCGATTGTCCCAAGTGATCGTGCCGCCAAAGTCGGAGGAGCACATCTGGCGATGGGCCAGCAAAAGAGATTCGGATTCCATTCCCATAAGCAGGCTTTCAAGACATGAAAAATTCGGGTTTCAAGAGTTCAAAAATTGGATCAAGTCAAAGGCGGCGCTTCGGTGGTAAAGTCAGGGTCTTTGAAGTTGCCCGGCATAATTGAGTAAGATGCATATTTTAAAACTCCCCGATTCAATCCGTATTGCTTACTGCCGAACAATTTCATTCTGCCGGACAAAGCGTGCTCAATCCTGGCTCTCCTGACATCTGAATGCCACTCCAGAAGCAAAATGTCAGGCGTGAAGCCTAGCCGCTCGACGATATATGCCTCCGAGCCTTCTGTGTCAATTTTGACGATTTCGGCATGCGGCAGGCTTCGAGGCTCAACAACCGCCACCTCAAAGCCGCTTTCGGCCTGCTCTCCAACATCCTCTAGCGAACCACAAAGCGGCGAATCATTGCCGTTCCGGTAGAACCGATTTGATTGGTCGCCAACCGCAGCCTGTATGCATTCAACCCCAAGCGGGCTGCAATTCTCGTAGAGATAACGAAACGTCTCGGGGTTTGGTTCGTATGCGGTGATTTTCGCTTGAGGCCACATCGCCATACATCTGGCGCTGAATGCCCCGCAGTTTGCGCCAATGTCCAAAATTGTGACTGGCCCTTCGACTCCAATAGAAATGTCGTAATCTCCGGCCCAAACCTCTCCAATTCCAGGCAGGCAATTCAGCGGGAACTTGAAATCAATTGGCATGACGCAACCTTTTTTGGCGTTCCTGCATCTCCTTCAACTGGCTCTGAAGGGGATAAATCGCATGGCCAATATGTTTTGCAATTACCTTAACGTCGCCGTAAACCTTGCCGCCCATGTCGAGCCAACGCTGGCAGAAATACCAATCTTCTGACAGGTAGCGCCGGAATCCTTCGCTGTCCTGATATGGTCCGACCGACCAAAAATCCCATTCCGTTTCTTTTGGTCGAGAGTCGGGATGATAACAAATTTCATCTCCGTGCTTTTCGATCATGCGCTCAAACACGTTTCGCTTGATAAGCAGAAACCCGGTGCCCATATAGCGCACTTCTTGGAGGCCGCGACGGTTGGCTTGGTTCGGTTCAAATTTGGCATTGCAAACCCAGTTCACAGGCCCGTCCTGTTTCTTTGGATAAAACCCGGCCACGACATCCTTATTATGCGAAATGAGCCGCTTAATTTGGTCGCCCGAGAAAATCAAGTCGCTGTCAAGGAATAGAAGATGTGTGCAATCAGTTTTTAGGAATTCTGCGGTGAGCGTATTGCGAGCGCGAGAAACAAGGCTGTCTCCGTTTAGAGTGCGTATCACCACATTGCATGGCGGATTGGCTTGAATCCGCATCAGGCATTGCATGAAATCAACCGGCACCCAACCATAGACGGGTATAGCGATAAAAACTTTTGGTTTGGCATTCATAAAGCAACAACCCTGCTGTGACTGGCAGCAGGGTTGCACCCATCGGGCCGATGAAAAGCAAACCGCACGACCAGTCATTCGTGCGGCTTGTATGCGACAACAACTAGAACAACAACTGACAGGTAAGCGTGCCGTCGCTGGCATCTCCGCCATTGGCCTCTCCGGTGGCCGTAGCGCGGACATAACGCTTGGCGGTCGGAGGCAAAACGTAATTTGCGGAAGCCGAAGGATAGTTCGCCGCGTTGCCGGCAATCACCTTCACGCCAAGCTCCGCAATGTTCGTGAAGTTTGCATTGCTCTCGTTGCTGTCCTGGAGGCGGGCGTTAATGTTCTTTGAATTCGCGCCCGTGCTTTGGGTTGTCGAAATCTGAACGGTCAGGCGGCTCGTCATCACGAACGGGATGTTCGAGTTCAGGTCAATGACGTTCGTGTTGACCGTGTTGGCCGCATTTGGGAGGGCAATGCTGACAATGTGCGCGTTGTCCTTCAGTCGGCGTTCATTTGCTGGGAGTGCCATAAATGTGTATTCCTTTGGGTTGATTTATTACTCTGTTGCGTAAGCGTCTGCCGTGCCCGCATTCGTCTCAGTATCAACGAGCGAGTCGGTGACTGTGATTGGCACGCCAGCGAGTTCGGTCGGCATGGATGGAAACGCCGGAGACCCACCAGAGCCTGCGGCAACGTAAGTGATGCCGGTGCGGCTCTTTTGCAGCGTGTAAGCCGCAGTGCGATTCATGAACCAGCGCAAACCGTTACGGCGACTTAGCGGAACTTTGGAAACCAATCCGTTTCCGTTGGCGTCTGTAAGCGGCGCCGCTGCCGTGATGCCGGATACGCGGTAAACCGCGTTAGCGGAACCAACCTGCAAGCCAAGGTAGCTGCTAATGTTGCTCACCCAAGCCATGTTTTGCGTTGTTGCGCCAGTGATCGCCTGCATTGCCCATTCGGGCATTGAGATTTGACCGTCGTTGCCAACCACAAAGCTAACACCCTGCGGGTTCAACCATACAAGGTATGCGCTGGTGCTGTTGGTTGTGCCGCCAGTTGGCCACTTGCCAACGCTTTGGGCCTGCAACCCAGCAAAGCCCTTGGCGTCCGCGCTAGTGCCGTAGAAGACTTGTGCCCCGATCAGGTTTGTCACGGCCTGCAACGCGCCTTGAGATTCGGATGTTAGGAAATCTCCAAGCTTGCGGTCATCGGCCTTGGCGACCGACTCCGGCACGCGAAGCTGACAATCCAGCCAATACATCTCTTTCGTCTCTTGGACGTAAATTGATTTGCCGACCGTAACCGCTTCGCCGGCGTTTGCGAATTGCGCTGTTGGCAATGCCGTGCGGCGCGTAACGCGGTAGGTTGTGCCAGATTTGGTCATCGCCGGGATAACCGAAAACTCGGGCGCGTAAGTCGTCACGTCTTCAATCAGACCTACAATTTCGTCGCTGCCAGTGCGGGCCGCGATGTCGAGCAGTGTGGGAATTCCTTGTGCCATAGTGTTTGGTGTTTATTGGGTTGAGTTACTTGCGTCGGCTAGCTTCGTATGCCGCAATCGCGGGTTGTTTGCTAAATGCCGCTGCCGTGCGGGCAAGCCCTTTCAAATTAGGTTTGGCTTCCGCCTTTGGCTCTGGCTTGTTGTTCGGAACTGATTCGGCTGGCACATTTAGTTTCGCCAGCGTCTTGCTCACACCGTCAGCCAGTGCCGAGATTTTATCAGCGGAAGACGCATCGGCCTGGATTTCAATTTTAAGCGAGGCCAAAGCCGCGCTGAGGGATTCGTTGATGGTCGTGGCTTCCGCTGAAAGCTTGGTGTTGGCCGCCGTCAGGGTGGAAATGCTGGCTTGAGCCGTCAACAGGTCGGCGGTTTTCTGCGAAAGCTCGGCAACAATGCCGCTTTCAAGTGTGGAAAGTTTGGTTGCGAACGCTGAAACAGCATCCGATGTCGCCTTGGCCTTGTCGCCAATGAAAGCTGAAACGGTCGCCTTCAACTCGTTCAGCGCAGAAACAATCTCAGATAATTTCATTCTGCCTCTCGCTTTGAGTCAACTCAGGAAGCCAACCAACTCCCTACGGTCCTGCACCACGGCGTCAATGAATCCCTTGTCGAGCGCGGACTGGCCCTTGAAAGTCTGGCCCTGCATGTCTCCGTCCTCAATCGCCCCGCGATTGTCGCGCACTTGCTTGTAGAACATCTCTGCGAGGTCCATGATGCGCTGCTGAATGAACATCTCCTGCTTGGGAGTCAGGCTCGTGCCTGGAGTGCCCATGCCCTTGTAGTCGCCACTTCCGAACACCTTGACCTTGATGCCGGCCATATCCGCCATCTTGCTCAGGTCCATGAATGAGCAGCAAACTCCAATGCAACCAATGTCTGCCGATGGAGTTGCAAAAATGCCGTCCGTGGAGCAGGCCAGCCAGTAGGCCGCGCTCGCCATTGTGCCGCGAGTAAACGCATAAATCGGCTTTTCAACTGCCTCAATTTTCTTCCCGAGTTCAGGCGTGCCAGTCACCATGCCACCTGGCGAATCAATGTTGAGGATGATGCTTTCAACCTCGTCGTTTTGGTCGGCTTCCTCCAACTCGGCCGCAATGTCGTCAACGTCCACCGCGCCAGCCCCCTTCTCGAATTCTCCCAGGCCCATGCCAATCGGCCCACCAATCGGGATATGCGCGATGCCGTTGATGACTTCCATTTGTTCAAGTTCCAAGGCGGAACCAGACCGCGCCTTGCCAGTGCGTGCCGCCTTGTAGTCATCCCGCGTGAGCGTGGCGTGCTGGTTGAACATTTCGAGCAGCGCGGTGCGGTATTCGTTCGTGCAAAGCAGCGGCTCGCTGGTGAGCGTGGCTAGAATTTTTGCGAGTTTCATGGTGTTTTCTGGTCGCTGGCTTTCGGGTCTGCTTTGGCTTGTTGCGGCTGCGGCGGATTGGCGGTCGGCTGATAGAACAGGCTCATGGCTTGCTCGAATGTGAACTGATTTTCCCCAATTGATGCGGCGTAGTCCTTGGCACGCTTGGCTGCGGTCAAAAGCTCTTTCACTTCCTTTTCCCGGTCCTTCCGAATGCGCTTGGCGATCAAACCTTCCTTGGCTGCCTCGATGCGTTCGTTGGTCAACCCCATGCGCAGTCGGTCAAGCGCGCTCTTGGTGTCGTTGCCTTGGTCAACCGACATTTCCTTGGGAAAACCGATGCCCCACTTATAGGGGTCAATTCCGTTTCGGTTCTTGGGAATTCTGCCGTTGTCCATCCCTTTAGCGATGGAGTATTGGAAGAATCGAATTGAGCGGATTTCCTGAATGCTTTGGCGCTCCGTCATGGAGTTGTTCGCCTTGGAGGTTTCCATGCGCGTCGGCGCGCGGCTGACCATGCTCGTATCAATGAGCGACCAAGACCACCCTAGGTCGGCAAGGCATTCCATCAGGACGCGAACAGCGAACGCTTCGGCATTGGGGTGTGGATTCTCAAATTGAATTCCACCAAGCTCCTCGTCGGCGCCGATGTATTGCACGTTTCCGTCTTGCGTGTATTCAACCCAAACCGTTTCATCGGCTGTCGTGGTTGTCCCGGCCTCGTTTGTGGAAGTTACGCTTTCGATGGTCGGGACTATCGTGTTTCCTTTGGCCATGAGTGCGTCCATTCCCGGTGGAAGCTTGTGAATCACGGCCCGCTGCGCGGCGTTCTTCAACCCCTTCAAGAATTGGTCGTCAATCTCCTCTTTGTTCATCCAATGCAGGACGCTCGCGGCAATTCGCGGGAGTCCGCGCCCCTGCCCGAAAAACTCAGTTTCGCAGGCGAAGTGCGTCGAGGCGTCAATTGGAAGGTCGCTGTAAGTCGGGTCGCCTTTGTCGTTGTAGCCGGTGACGCGAACCGCCACCCAGCGATTGTTGGCGCGAATCATTCCGTTGTAGATGCGGGCACCCTTGTATGGTCCTTCCTCAACTTCTGACATGCCGTCGTATTTGCTTCCGCTGAGAGCGCCGGTTAGGTTCGGGTTGAACCCGGCTACATTGCCATCACTCCCGATAAGCGGAGAAGGAACAATGTGAAGCTTGGGGTTGTGAGCTTCGTCCTCGGTGAAAACAGCCAAGTCGTCCCCGTGCATGTCCAATCCCATGCCGGACATTTTCATGGCCCAGGAAAAGTCCTGACGAAGCTCGCGGAAAAATGCCAGCGGCAGGACTTCGTTGTTCAAATAATCCTCAGCGGCCTCACCCCACTTTTCGTCTTCGCCCATGTAGATAGGCTGCCAGTAGGAGAACGCCCAAGAATTTTTGTCCCGGATGGCGGCGCGCAATGATGGAATTCGGCAGGCCAGTTCCGATGAAAGGCTGACAAGCTCGGCGTGGTCGTATTGCGAAATTGACCGCTTGATTTCTCGCGGCTTGGCATTGCGGCGCTTGTATTTCCCAACGCTGTCTCTCGGCGATGGATAAATGCGCTGCCCGCTGCTGGAATAGAGATAACCTGGATAAGTTGACATGGTTAGCAGCCGGGATAGATGGTTTCAACGCGCATGACCCGCTCCAGCCAAGGGTTTGAAGGCTCAAGCGCGGCGCAGTCTTCATTAGCCTCAAAGCCATGCAAGCCAAGTCCGTGAGCGTAGATTTCATAGCGGCATTGCTTATACATCAGCTTAACCCGGTCGGGAGTAAGCGGAGTGTGGCTGGTGCGAATGCCTGAGATTTGGAGGTCGGTAATGCTGCCAGTCTGCAAAGCCCGCTCAAGTGCTTGGGCGGTTTTCTTCAGGTCGGCGACGGATTGATAGACAAAGGCGCGTTCTGGCATTCCGTAAAACGTCCGGAGTCAAACTATTCCTCGCCGGCAGCCGGCAGGCCCAAATATCCGCCCATGTCGAACAGAACAATTCCCATGCACTCAGCATCCCTATAATGCACATTTTTTGTTGACTGCTCCCAGGTATCCCTCGCGCCAACCCTTGTGCGGTATTCGTTCTGCATCTGCCTTTCGTAAGCCCGGTCGCCGACTTCAATTGCTTGATTGGCCGGCGTAAGTTGCTCCCGGGTCAACGCCATGAACTTTGGCATGGTTGGTCCGCCCTGCATGAGGTTTTGTAGGTGGTCCTTCACGCTCAGGTTTGACCACTCATAAACAGAGATGTCAACCATGAGCAATTGACCTTCCCGCGTCACTTGCCGCTGATAGATGGACGGCTGCGAGAACGACCGGAAGACTCGCCGGTGTTGCGCACCATGTGGAAAGCTCCGCTTCGTTCCGTTGCCGCGCATGATTTTCCAAACGCTTTTGAATTTTCCGCGCCGGCCGGTTGGCTTGCCTTTCCAGTTCAGAATTTCGCGCTCAACGATTTCCATTTGTTGGGCGGCCATGTCGAGGATTTCTTGCAGGTAATTGCCGCCGTCGTAAGCCGTATTGTCGTTGGAGATTTTCAGGTCTTTCTGAATCTGAAACATCTCGGCCCAGCTAGTTGCGTATCCACGCCCAAGTTGGTGCAGGTCGCCTTTCTTGTCCACGGCCCGCGCCACCCACCAGAAGCAGCCTGTCTTTAGAGCGACTTCACCCTGCTGACAGTCCACGCAAAGCACGCGGGCTTGCTCGTCGGGAATGACGCCAGCCACGTTGTAGCTTCCGCTCAGGATGTTGATGCGCTGCTGGGTCAACCTCGGATCGTAGAAAATGGCGCGCTCGGCGAGAAACCAATCAATCAGTGGGGTTTCGTTGCCGTGAGCCTTGGCTTGCTTTGCCGTCAGATAGTTCGTGACCGTCTTTTCAAATCGGTTGTCCCACGCCGACTCGAAAGGCAGCGTGAAAACAACTTGCTTTGGTGAAATCATTACGCCGCTCGATTCCGACTTGTAGTTCTGCTGGTATGTTTCGCAAATGGCCCGGCGTTCGGGTTTGTTGTCCTGGATTTGGTGTCCGCACCAGATGCACTCCCAATAGGCGGCGCGCGCGCGTTCCTCGATGGTTCTCGTTCCGCCGGCATCGTCTGGCCATTTCATCCCGCCGTAGCTGCCCGGCTTTGGCGCTTCCGCACCGGGATTTGCTCTTGGGACGAACTCTGGCGGGCGCTCAAATGACCAGTTCGCCCATTCCCAAGTCTGCTCTCCACTGCATTGCGGACAATTCCAAACCAGCGAAACCGGGTTTGCGCCTTGAACGGACCGGTGCAAATCGCTTCCAACTATTGCCGCTTGGGATTCGTTTAGAATTTTGCAAGTGTCGGCGAAGCGGTCGGCGCGTTTGAATGCCTTGAAAAGCAACCCGTCGCTACCGTGCTGCCACGCCTCGCTTATCCATATATACGGCCATGACAGCGTTGAAACATTGCCATCGTTCAGTCCAGCAACCAGCAATTCAGAATGGAGTGTTTTTATCCATGTGCCGGTTACGTTGTGCCGGTTTTCCTTTTTCGATTCCGCCAGCATCCCGGAAATCATCGGGTGGTTGCGCAACGTCTCCATGAGGCGTAGCGAGCAAAACAAGTCCGCCTTGGGGTCATCCTCGAATAAAACCAGCATTGGCTGGCGAACGTGCTCCATGACGTATGGCACCCAAATGTCGCCTACGATGGATTTCAGAACTTGGGTTGCGCCGATGACATGAACGCCACGCACAAATGGATCCAATAAAGCGTTAAGCGGTCCTGTCAGTTGCCTTGCCGATGAAAGCCAGAAGTGCCCGTTCTGTTCGGGTGGCATAGCTTTGTAGCCGCCGCCCATAAGCCGGAAGCGCTGGCAGTTGTCGGCGATGCTGCCGCGAAAGCGCGGGTTGAAGGCGCGGAAGAATGGGGCGTCAAGGGATTTCATCTAACTTTCGGACCTTCGGGACCCACCAGCTAAGTCTTTCAATTTCTTCCTTCCATGCCCAAAAGGTTATTTTTCTGACAAAGGCCGCCAGTATTGATTTCATGCGAGTTTCTCCATTTCCTTTTGCAAAGCGTCCACGGCCGCCAAATGGCTTGACCGGATGTGAACCATGATTTCTGTGAATTGCTCCGGCGTTAAGTTCGCCTGCCGCAATTTCTGTTCGTGGGCCGATGGCAATTCCTTTTCGATGATGGCTGAGAATCTTGCCCATGCAATGCCGCCCGCCCGTTGCATTGATGCGTTGTGGTATTCAACAAGCATCCATTTGTCGGAATTGGCCCGCTCGATTTCATCAGCCTCCAACCGCGCCTTGCGCGCTTCGTCGATCTTGCGCTCCAATTCAGCCTTGCGTGCTTCGCTAATCAGGCTGCCCTGCTCGCCGCCGTCTTTACGCTCGTGCTCATCCCACCAGCGCATCAGTTCAGATGGGACTATTTGACCGTTTGTTTTACGCCCCGGAGCGCCCTTGTCCGTGAATGCGCGGCTGATCCGCATTGGCGCGATAAATTCTCCGTAAGCCTCCGACATGATGTCCGCACATTTGCGGAGCGTCGTCGGCTTGTCCAAATCTTTCAATTGCCCGCTTGATTCCGTCTTAATCAGTCCGCACTTAACCAGGTCGGGTTTTGGAATTCCTGCGTCAATCAGGTCTTGCGCCTGATATGCCTCAAAGAACTTTGCCGGCTTGCCTTCCGCCCAGAACGCGCGAATGGCATCTGTGCGCTCCTGCTGAAGCTTGGACTTCTCCTGTTTCGGCTTCGGTTTCAAAGCTTCGCCTTAGATGCGTTGCGTTTTGAATTTAGCACCACCGAGTCAATCAGCTTTGTAAACGTGATGTTCCCGCGCTTCTCGTCCATCTCGCTCACGTTGACAACGCCGGGCCTGATGGTGTCGAATATGAACAGCAATCCGTTTTTACTTCCGCTGGCAATCCAACAGGAATCCGGCTGGTGAAACTTGACGCGCCCGTATTTCCCAACGGTTTTTGTGAACGTGGTTTTCATTGGCTAAAGCTTCGCCTTCAGCTCAACCGCCTTTTTCTCGAACCGCTCAATCTCATGCCTGACACTTTCCCGAGTCACGTCATCCCATTTCGAGATGTCGCGCATTTCATTTTCAATGCGCTCCCATGCTGTCCCAAGCGTATAAGAAATAAACGCGAAAGGCGCCGGAGTGCGAGATATTTGATGGCCCTCACGCCTCCCTGGAAGCTCTAAAAGGTTTGCCGCGAAAAGCATCATCTGAATCACGGGCGCGGCTTCGCCCATCGTGGTAACTTTTTTTGGCGACCTGCGCGCTATTGCGACGAATCGTTGCGCGGTTTCAAAGTTGAACGGTAGGGATGCTTCGCAATGGGTTTTGAAAAACGAGAAACCGAGTTGCTCTGATCCGGCGATGCCTTGAAGTTCCAAGCCGATGTCGCGCGCGATGTTGACCGCGGCGATGGTTGATTTCTCAATGGTCTGGCTGCCTTGGCCGAACTTCTCGAACAGTTGCTCAATGCGCCGGAATCGCTCGGCGTCGGCTTGGTGGTCGGCAATGGCACTGCGTTCGGTGTAGGTGAGGTCGGTGGTCATAGTGTTAGGATAGCTTGCCTCCACAGTGTGGGCATGTTTTGAGTTGTGGCTTCGCTCGCTGCGGTTCTGACAACCCCAACCATTTGTGAATCTCAATGTGGCTTTTCCATCCGTAGTTCCGGCATCCTGTAGTGTTCTTAGGGTGAAGGCGTCCATCCTTTATCGCCGCCGCGATTTGTTCGCGGTTTATCAGGTTCGCATTGCTACAGCAGTTTGCCGCGCGCACAGATAGTCCAAAATATGGGTCGCCTTTCTCGCCATGCTTGTTCCATTCCTGTAGCCACTTCGCCTTGCGGTAAAGTTGCGCGGCGCGCTGTCCACCGGTCCCGATTGCTTCGCCGATAGCTTTGAATGTTTGGTTTTTTGATTCCCTGAGTTCGAGGATTAGTGATAGGCGGTCAGATAACCCAGTTTCGTTTTTCATTTCAACTGTCCCTTTCGTTTCTCGCTCATTTTGTTTTTGCCTTCGGTTGACCGCTGGCTTGGAATTGGCGGCGCTCCTGCGAATTTTTGTATGTGCGATATTAGCTTGGCTACGTTTTGTTTTGAAAGCGGCCGCCCCTTCTTACTTTTCCCCATCACGCCCCATTTTTCGGCTAGTTCAACTTGGCTGTTCACTCCGATGATTTCTCCCCAACCCAAAGCCAAGCAGCCGCATTCAATTGCGAACCTAGCATCCCCTTTGAACATTACTATGGCTGTGACCCACCTGCGATAAAAGTCCCTTGCTAGAATCGCGGCCTCCCGGTAATCGTTCCGAACGGATTCCGATTCGGTTTCGATTTCAACCTCCGGCTCGTCGTGTTCGTGGTATTCATTCATTCTATACCTCTCGCTCAATGTGCTTCACGGCCTCTATGACCGCTACCAAAACAGCTTCAGCCTCGGCTTGCGTGTCTCTCCTAATGTCGGCTTCTAGCCAAATCGCGCTGCCGTTGTCCAAGCCTGGAAGAACAATGCGGATGGTCCATTCTTTGTCCCACGGCATCCGCTCACATACAAATGCTGAATTCATCGTCACGCCCTCCACCCCGCAACCTGTTCGTGGTATTCATTCATTCCATTTTACTTGTTACCCAGCCATTATACGATAACATGGAAATTATTCCCGACTAATAAACTTGTTATGCCGCTCCAGTTCTTGGAACACGAGGGCGCTGTTGATGGCGTTTGCTACTTCGAGCATTGCCATATAGACGGCGGTGTTGATGCCGTGTGAGTCGTCGGGATTTGTCCGCCACCATTCCGCACGAGAGACGATGTGTGCGTGAATCTCGCGGCATAACAACTCACTGGAGCGAACCGGAGGCTCGCTTTCGGGTTGTCGGGTGTAGAGTTTGCTGTCCACCATTTTCTGTTGTTCGGGTGTCATAGTGTTATTTCGCCTCCGGTCGCTCAGTTCGGTCGTTGGACAGCCGGACATCGCGTTTGGGTTTTTGTTGCCATTTCTTCGTCGGCCATCCGGCAGCGATGAGTTGTTTTGTGATGGCAGCGATGTCGGCATCAGTTGCTTTACGCAGTGACACCCACTGCCCATCAGGATGTTGATAGAACAGCCAGCCAGACCATTCGCCTTCGTCGCACAGAATCATCTGCCGATCTTTGGCGAGGTCGTAGAAGCCGAAGCCATGCGGAGTTGTTGTTGTCATATAGAGCAGCGGAGCAGATATAGTTCGAGTTCCCGGTCGGACTGTCCAACCATGCGCTTCAGTGAACGTGCGCTCCGCTCGGCACGCACTGACCGCTTTGATTTCTTGATTGGTTTCTTCACGATTTACCTTTTCGCCCAGCGCCCGTCACTGAGCTTGGTCGTTAGCAGGCTTGCACCACCGCGCCTTGCGAGCCTCTGCCATTCGTGCGGCACGCCGCTTTCGTTCTGCTGCGCTGAATTGTTTCCGAACGCCTTTCCCCATCGCTCCAAGTAGCGCCGCAGGGTTTATCTCGTGTCCACAGTGCGGGCATTTCATGTCGTCAAGTCCTTCGCCGTGGCAGTTTGGGCAGCCGTATTTATCGGGCTGACATACATGCGAGTTTTGGAGTGTTTCCGGCACAGGTAGAACGACGGCTTCCCTGGATAGTTGGCGACGTGGGTTGCCGGCTTGCCGCAGAATGTCGGAGGAGGGACATGGGCCGGATGGTGATACCTGTATCCCCCGAGCCGGTGCTGGCATATTTGATCGCTCACTTTCCGCTCCTTTCCTTTTCGGCGGCGATTGCGGCGACCGCTTCGGATTCGGTTTGGCAGTTGTATGGCGCGATTCCGCGAGAGGCTTGCCACGGCTTTCCAGTCTTGGGGTTGATCGGGCGGAAGTGCGGATGCCACGCACCCCACGAGAAGATAACGTAGTATTCGCGGGTTGCGGTTCTGGTTTCATTCGTCTTTGCCCATTCGGTTGTTGTCATGCCCCATACTTTACAGATATTCGCTTATCTGTCAAGCGTCTGATTGCATTTTCTTTCGATTTGCTGCAAGTGCCTGATGTGACGCCTGCTAACAAGACGGTGCAGCGAACGGAGGCGGGCCACGTCAGCGAGAAAGCGGGCATCACAGGCCGCCTCCGTCGCTGACCTTGCTGTTATGCGCCACCAGTAGATCGTCGTGGGCTGGCCCAAGTATTGCCGCTGGGTCGCCACCGGCATAGCGGATTACCTGTCTCCATGTGTCGTCTAGCGGGCGGCGGTTCACATTTATGAGCG